ACAATTATTTGCTTCGTTAGATGCAGTTGGTAAATTAGCAGAGGTAGCAAGACATGGTACAAAGTGGAACGTAGTACTTAATAATGTAAGAGAGTGTATAAACAGGGGAATGGAAATACACTTAGGTCCAACTCTTAGTTTACTCAACATACACCACCTAACTGGACTGTTAGATGTTTGTTTTGAGTTAGGAATACCAGAAGATCGAATAACTATGAATAACTTCCTAACTTCACCCGGTTGTTATGACATTAGAATACTACCAGACCACTTGAAAGAACAGGTATTAGAAGACTTACAAAACTATATTACTAAATTTGAAGGCAATGAGTACAGAATGAGCTTTCTTAACTTCGTATACAATGCTTGGACTAGCTTCATATATTCAGATTTTCCTGGAGATTTACAAGCAATACAGATAGCTAGATTAGAATTCTTAAGAGCAACAACTATTTTAGATAAACGTAGGAAAGAAGATTTTTTAGAAGTAAATCCTCAATACAAAGAATGGTTTGATGAACTAAGAGCTATAGTGGGTAACTATCACGATGTAGATACATTCTACAACGAAAGAGAATAAATGGCAAAGTCATTAGATAAAAAAGATTGGATATGTACTCAACCGTTCGAATTTGCTGAAATATTCGATCACACTATGTACATGTGCTGCCCTCAATGGTTACCGGATAACTTAGGCAACCCTAATAACATACAAAAAAATTGGACTTCTGAAAAAGCTAATAAGATAAGAGAGAGTATTGTTGACGGGTCTTATAGTTTTTGTAATGAAAATAGGTGTCCTAAATTAAATGGACTTAAAGAAGGTAAGTCACATGGGTTTATTTCAAGAGAAGACTTCAAAAAGAATCTTGATAAGTATGCTGACTCTCCGATACGTTGGGTAAAATTTAATTTTGATCAGAGTTGTAACCTACAATGCCCTTCTTGTAGATCAGAAAAGATAAACTACGAAGGAGAACAGAGATCTCGTACAGAAGAGTTAATCCAGAACATTGAAGATCAAATGGGTGAAGGTCTTGAAAGAATTGAAACTTCAGGATCAGGTGATCCTTTCTTTTCTAGAACTTTCCGTAAATGGTTGATGAATTTTGACCTAAGTATGTACCCTAACCTTAAACACATACACCTACACACTAACGGTACGTTGTGGAATAGTTCAAATTGGGATAGAATGAAAAAAGTACATCCATTTGTAAAAAGTTGTGAGATATCAGTAGATGCAGCTAATAAAGATACGTATGAGAATAAAACTAGAATTGGTGGTAAGTGGGAAGATATAATTGAAAACCTTAAATATATTTCGACACTACCTTTACTTAACGATGTAGTACTTTCATTTGTTGTGCAACATGATAACTATAAAGAAATGTATGAGTTTTACAAACTTGGTGAAAGTATATTTGGTAATACTAATAAAAATTGGAGGATATTTTATAATAGAGTAGTAAATTGGGGTACTTTTACCAATGATCAATTTAAACAAGTTGATGTCTGTGATCCTAAACATCCAGACTATAGTGAATTAATGAGGGAGTATAAAAAATTAACTAATTTGGATAAAATTAGTCATAACATACCAGTGAATGGGATATAGATGTGGTAACATAGAAGGTGGATTACGTATAGGCACAGATGGAAAGTTTTATCCATGTTGTTTAGCATATGACTACCCGTACAAAAATGATGAAGGTAGACTACTAAAGGCTGATGTTGATAGTTTCAGCTCAGCTCTTAACAGTAAATCTGCTACTGACCTTAAAGATGCATTAGCAAGAGGAGAGAAACATTCAGCTTGCCACGTATGCTGGGAAGCAGAAGAAGCTGGTTTTGAAAGTAAACGTATTAGAGATACACAACGTTATGATAGACAGGAAGATGATAAAGAACTTATTTTTCTTGAAATTAACTTGGGTAACACTTGTAACTTAGCTTGCAGAATATGCGGTATACATGCTTCTTCAACTTGGAGAAAAGATTATGCTAAAATATACGACAACCTTAAAAGTTGGGAGGTAAATGAAAGAGTAAAAGAGTATAATAAGTCATTTGTTGATGATAGTCTTATTTGGAGTGAACTAGATAAACATATTTCTAAGGTACGTATATTAGATTTGTATGGAGGAGAGCCAATGTTAATGAAGAAACAATGGGAACTGCTTCAATATTGTGTAGATAAAGGTTATAGTAAAAAACAATTTGTACACTTTAACACAAATGGTACTATCTTCAACGAAGAATATGCCGATATACTTAAACACTTTGAACATGCTAGAATCTCATTTAGTGCCGACGGTGTAAATGAAGGTTTTAACTATACCAGACACCCTGGAAAGTGGGATGTAGTAGAAAAGAACATAAAGAACTGGTTAAGGTATACTAAAGGTTTGAAAAACTTTTCTTATGAAGTTACCTATACAACTTCCATACTGAACGTTTTACATTGTAATGATATGGCAGAATGGATATTAGACCATAACTTATCTACTCAAACTACAGGTGACCATATTATTACACTATATGTTGCATTTGTATTTGGACCCCCATCTTATTGTATTAAGAACATACCACCTGAAGCTAAAATTATAGTAGCGAATAAAGTAAGAGAAAACGCACTAAAACTTAAAGAACATCCAGCGTACCCTAACCATAAGTACGTTTATGATGAATGTATAAAGATAGCACAGACTTTAGAAAGTGCCGATGAATATAGTGAACATGAATTTGGTAAATTCTTTTACGATAATGATAGACTAGATAAATGGAGAAAAGAAGATTTTTCGTCGGTATTTCCAGAACTATTCACTATATTAAATAAATACAGACCACCGTTTAACTACACAAAAATAGTATAAGATATGTCTAAAAAATATTTAGATTGGAGAGATGAGCATTTAAATTCAGTTAATCATGCGTTTTGTGCTGCTAAATGGTATAATGCTACAATTGACTTAGGAAGTGGTTTTACTAGATCATGTTTCTTACCTTTACCCCACCCTATAAATGTAGAAGAATTGAAAGATAATCCTTCTGCTTTACACAATACTAAGCATAAAAAGAAAGTAAGGAAGAATATGCTAGAAGGAAAACGTCCTGCAGAGTGTTCTTACTGTTGGAAAGTAGAAGATATTGGACGTGACAACGTATCAGATAGGGTGTACAGAAGTATGGAATATAATACTGACGACATAGCTGCTCTTAAAGATATTGATCCTGATGCTAATGTCAACCTTAGAACAGTTGAACTATCATTTGATAGGTCTTGTAATTTTTCTTGTTCGTACTGTAACCCAACCTACTCTACATCCTGGGGTAAAGATATCGAAAAGAATGGTCCTTACCAAAAGTTTAAAACTTTAACTGCAGGAGCATACCAACAAGACGGTTCTTGGGCAGACCCTGAAAATAAGTATATGGATAAAAATCCATACGTAGATGCTTTTTTTAGATGGTGGCCAACATTGTCTAAGGATTTGCAAACTTTAAGAATTACAGGAGGTGAGCCTTCCACTAGTCCAAGTTTTTGGAAGTTTTTAGACAGAATTAGACATGAACCAGTTCCTCATCTTAATTTATCAGTAAATTCAAACCTAGGAGTTAAAGATAGTTTAATAGACAGGTTAATTGAAACTACAAATGTGTTAGAATTAGGTTCATACGATATTTACACCTCAAATGAGTCATACGGCCCTCATGCTGAGTACCTTAGAGATGGGATGGATTATCAAGTGTGGAGAAATAATGTAGTTAGGATGATTGAAGAAGCTAACATCAGACAGTTGGTAGTTATGATGACCGTCAATGGACTATCTCTCATGTCTATTACAGAGTTTATGGATGACATGATGGTACTTAAAAAGAAGTACGGCAAAAACATGCCTACTATGGATTTAAACTTCTTAAGATGGCCAGCATTTATGTCTCCACTCAACCTACCTGATAAAGTAAAAGTAGAAGCAGGTAAAAAGATACAAGGGTGGTTAGATAAGCATAGAGACTTAGGTTTTTTACTAGAACATGAAATTACCCAAATACAAAGAGTTATAGACTATATAGATGTAGTAAAACAAGGACATGCTAGAGCAGAAGAAGATAAAGAAAAACATTTCCATGATTTTAAATCTTTTTACGTTCAATATGACCAACGAAGAGGTAAAGATTTTAAAAAGACTTTTCCAATGTTAGCAGAATGGTACGATACTTTAGAAGTAGATGATACTATTGAAGATGTTAAACTAACATCAGGAGGAATGGAAGGATGGGAAGTAGGTGAATACAAACCAGATATATTAAAAAGAGCAAAAGCATCAGCAGGTAGCTGGACTAAAATAGTATAATTATGAAACTCACACAAGAAGATTTAAAACTAATTGACAACCTTAAAAAAAATAAAGAAAACTTTTTTCTTGAATTAGGTCAAATAAAATATAATGAAATTTTATTAGAACAAAGAAATGATAATGCATTCGACTTCCTTGCTAAGTTAAAAGAGCAGGAAATGTCTACAATGAAGCAGTTAGAAAATAAATACGGAAAAGGATCAATTAACTTAGATACAGGAGAATTTATTCCTGAATAATTTACACTTTTTCCACACTATTTATTTACGTAGGTTAAAACCAACAACTATAGAGTGGTTTTCGACTCCCTATTCATATTTATATATAGAAAACAATTTAACTTAAATAAACATGGCAGAAACATTAATCTCCCCAGGCGTTTTAGCAAGAGAAAATGATATCTCGTTTATTGCACCTGCACCAACTGAAGCCGGAGCTGCTCTTTTAGGACCGACTGTAAAAGGTCCTGTTGAAGAACCAACAGTGGTAACTTCATACGGACAGTATCAAAGACAATTTGGTACAACTTTCGAATCAGGTTCAAATAAATTCGAGTATCTTACTTCAATTGCTGCAAAGTCTTATTTTGAACAAGGAGGAAATTCAATTTTAGTAACTAGAGTAGTATCAGGTTCGTTTACCGGAGCTACCAACACAGCATTAACAGCTTCAGCAGTGGCAACACAGCCATTTGCTTTAGAATCTCTTTCAAAAGGTGCATTGTTAAATAACGCTACTGGTTCTAACCCAGATACAGCGGTACATAACTCAGACGGAAGTCTAAACCTTGGTTCATCTGACAACTTAAGATGGGAAGTGAGCAATGTTAATAATGTAACAGGAACCTTTACCTTATTAGTAAGAAGAGGAGACGATAGTACTAAGAGTAAGATTATTCTTGAAACATTTAACGACTTATCTTTAGACCCTAACTCTGAAAATTATATTGAAAGAGTAGTAGGTAATCAAACAAAATCAAAATCTACAGATGGTGAAGTAACATACATCAGCACAGTAGGTGAATACGTAAACAGATCTAGATATATAAGAGTATCAGCGGTTAACACTCCAACACTTAATTATGTAGGTACAGATGGACTTACAGTAGGAGCAGATGCAGCAAGTGTAAGCTTTTCAGGATCACTTCCAATAGCACAATCTGGTTCGTTCCATGGAGCAACTGGTAACCTATATAACGGTATAGTTGCTAACAATCATTTTGGAGACATTAGCAATACAAATACACAAGGATTAGGAGCTGGTAATTATGCAGATGCTATTTCAATCTTAGAAAATAAAGACGAATACGTATTTAACATTATTTCAGCACCAGGTCTTATATATGACTTTGGTGAACATAAAGTACAATTAGATTCTATTATATCTCTAGCACAAAATAGAGGTGATGCAATTGCAGTAGTAGATGTAGAGCAGTACGGAGCTTCAGTTAGTAACGTAACAGGAGGAGCTAGTACATTAAATAGCTCTTATGCAGCTACTTACTGGCCATGGCTACAAACACAATCAGCTACAGGTAAAAATGTATGGATCCCAGCATCAACAGTAATACCAGGAGTATATGCATTTACAGATGGAGCTGCTGCACCATGGTTTGCACCTGCAGGTTTAACAAGAGGAGGAATACCTAACGTTATCCAAGCAGAGAGAAAGCTAACAAGAGCACAAAGAGATACACTATATAACGCAAATGTTAACCCAATTGCTACATTCCCAGGAGCTGGCATTTCAGTATTTGGTCAAAAGACCTTACAAAAGAAAAAATCAGCATTGGATAGAGTAAATGTAAGACGATTATTGATTGCATTGAAAAAATTCGTAGGAGATGTATCTAGAGATTTAGTATTCGAACAAAACACAACATCTACTAGAAATGCATTCTTAGCACAGGTTAATCCATATTTAGACTCTGTAGTGCAGAGACAAGGATTATTTGCTTATAGAGTAGTAATGGATGAGAACAACAACACAGCCGACGTAATCGACAGAAATCAATTGATTGGACAGATTTTTATTCAACCTGCAAAAACAGTTGAATACATTGTACTTGACTTTACAGTTGAGCCAACTGGAGCAACATTTGGCGCGTAATTTAAAACGATAATATTTATAATAAAATAAAGACATGGCAGTACTAGAATCACAATTCATCAATTCGGCGATATTCGAACCTAAAGTACAAAACAGGTTTCTTATGTCAATGGAAAGTGCCGGCATACCAGGTTTTATGGTTAAAAATGTTACTGCTCCTAACTTTGAGGACGAAGTAGTAAAGCTTGACCATATAAACACATATACTAAAATTCGAGGAAAAAGAGAATGGGGTAATATGGATCTAACATTATACGATCCAATCACACCATCAGGAGCACAAGCAGTAATGGATTGGGCTAGACTATCTTACGAATCAGTAACTGGTAGAGCAGGATACAGAGATTTTTATAAGAAAGAGATATCACTACAAATATTAGGACCAGTAGGTGACGTAGTAAGTGAATGGAAAGTCGTTGGAGCATTTGTTACTTCAATGAGTCAAGGTTCATTTGACTGGGGAACTTCAGACGTTGCAGAGCTAACAATTAGTGTAGCAATGGATTACTGTGTACTAAATTTCTAAAATTTTACCTCCAACCACCAGGAATGCCGGCCTTAGTGCCGGTTTTCCTATCTTATATCTCTAAGTTTAAGTAAACATTAAGAGAAGTTTAAGAGAAGTTCTTATATTTATTAATATAAAAACATCCTTATGAAGAGAGCACTATTAATTGGCTTGCTGTTATTCGGGATGAATGCACAAGCCACATCCGGCAAAGACAAAGATAATAGATTAACTACTCTTAAGAAAAAATCTATTTATTATGAAATTAAAGTCAAAATAGAGTCCGGAGAAATTACATTGAAGGAGGCACAGAAACTCTGGCACAGTAAAATTAAACATTTAAGAAAAGAAGAGGGTAATTAACCCTCTTTTTTGTTGGTTATAAAATAAATTATGCATATATTTATATATAAACAAGTTGTAACTAATAAAATTTATGGAACAAAAGACTAAATTTCCAACCGAAATTATTGATCTACCAACAAAAGGTTTACTTTACCCTGAGGATTCACCTTTGTCTTCTGGTAAGATTGAGATGAAATATATGACTGCTAAGGAAGAGGATATTCTTACTAATCAAAACTATATTAAAAGAGGAGTTGTAATAGATAAACTAGTGCAATCCTTGATAATTGATAAATCTGTAAAATATTCAGATCTATTTTCTGGTGATAAAAATGCTTTACTTATTGCTGCACGTATTTTAGGTTACGGTGAGTTATATGAGTTTAACTACGGCGGAGAAAAAGTTAGTGTTGATTTATCTAAATTAGATTCTAAACCAATTAATGTAGACCTTTTTAAAGATCGCAAAAACGAATTCGAATATACCTTACCTACGACTAAGAAAACACTTACATTTAAGTTTCTTACACACAAAGATGAAGTTGATATTGATTCTGAAATAAAAGGCTTACAGAAGATAAATAAAGAAAGCTCTCCAGAATTATCCACTAGATTAAAATACATTATTCAATCAGTAGACGGAGTTACCGACAAAGGAGGTATTAGAAGTTTTGTTGATAATGAGTTTCTAGCAAGAGATGCTAGAGCATTTAGAAATTACTACGCTTCCGTACAACCTGATATTGACCTAATTTTTTATCCAGAGGACGGCCCAGAGGAGGGGGTAGATATCCCAATAGGGGTTACTTTTCTTTGGCCTGACGCGTGATTATAGAGCAGGGTTATTTAAACAAATTCATGAGATAGTATTTCACGGTAAAGGTGGTTATGATTACGATACTATATATAACATGCCTATTTGGTTAAGAGTATTTACATTTGAGGAAATGCAAAACCACTATAAAGAAATCAATAAACAAGGA